CATCACTTTTTTATTATTTTGCTCAAATAAAAACTTCAATATCTAGCTTTATTAGTAATTATTCCTAATATTTTTATTTCAAACTATTTTATAACATATTGATTTATAATTATTTTTAACCGTTGACATCCTTGTTGACCCCTGTTAGAATTACTTTGTAACATGAAATAACTGTATATATAGATTGTTACGTAAATTTCATCGATAATCCTGTAAGAAGAAGCACCTCATTGTAGGTGCTTTTTTCGTTTCTACACACTAATTTTATTTTTGCGAGGTATTTCATGTTAGATGCGGTGTTTAACTCATTAGCACCATACTGTTACTACCTTGCAGCAGGAATAATCGCATGTATCGTAGCTTTATGCTTTGACATCTTAAAAGGACAGCCTCCTGAGAACTACAAAAAATGTATTGAAGCTGTCCTCTGTGGATGCATTGCTTTTGCTTTATGTGGGTGGGTACAAAGTCATTACTCAAGCATAACTAAGTCTGACTGTCTGTATCTTGCTGTTGGTATTGGTGCAATCGGTGCAGGTCGCATTACAGAGATCACTCTTAAACTTGTACTGAAGCGCTTTAATCTTAACGAGGATCATTATGCCAAAAAAGATTAAACGCTCATTTAGTCATTGTTTATGTTTGACAGTGATGTGGTCTGTTGAGATTGGCTTAGCCGTTGTGCTTTCTGCTAACGGCTTTGCTTGTTTGTACATGTTCATTTCTCTACTGGCCTTGTTAGGCTGTACTTTCTTTGGTCATCAATCATCATGATTTTACGTATTCCAATGCCTGTAAGTGCAAATGCTCGATTAACAAGATCTTGCAGAGGTAGAGGAATGGTTGAGACATCAAAATACCGTTCATGGAAAGAACAGGCTATTTGGTTAATCAAATCTCAAATTGATAAGCCATTCTCACCTGAAGCAAAAATCCACGTTGATGTAACTCTTCATTTTCCTGATAAGCGTAAGCGTGATGTGGACAATCCAATGAAAGGTTTTCTTGATGCATGCTCCATTGCTGGCGTCTGGAATGATGATTCACAGGTAGATGTTTTAAACATCAGACGTGGAGAGATCCATCCTCACAACGGCGAACTAATAGCAACAATAACTGAGATTTTATAAATGAAAGTAAGTAGTCATGGTATTGCTCTTATTCAGAATTTTGAAGGCTTAAGGACTACAGCATACAAGCCTGTATCAAGCGAAAATGGATGGACAATCGGTTATGGTCATCATGGGCCTGACGTTAAAAAAGATTCTATCTGCACTGAGATTGAAGCAGAGCATATTTTAAAAGCAGATCTTGAAAGGGTCGAAAAACAGGTTATAGCAGCATTAAATGCTGATGAACTTGAAGTTACTCAAGGCATGTTTGATGCCCTCTGCAGTTTACTCTTCAACCTATCAGGTAAAAAAACTAAAGACGGACGCTGGTTATCTCCTATTCAGGTTTTAACAGGTTATAAACTTTGGTCTAAGATGAAAAATGGCGATAAGTATGGCGCATCGCTTGAGTTCTTAGATATTAACAAAGCAGGCGGTGTAGTTCTGCCAGGATTAACAAAGAGAAGACAGGCTGAGCAAAAGCTTTTTCTTTCTTAAAGATTTCCACGTGTTCAGGTGCTTGAAACAGCATGTCTCAGGTATTTGAAAAATCCCCCTCTTTGCTGTCAGAGGTAAAACAGACAGCTCACACTTATGAGTGGTTTACTAGTCTTTGTCGGTTTCGCTAGTAGATTGCTCATAAGTGTGAAGCGAACTTTTGTTAAATTGATTTATAACAATTCATTAGTCTAATAATGAATATTAAGGTGTTTGCTTCACACCTTAATAGCAAGAATCGCAAGACGCTAAGAAAAGAATTTAATATTTTAATTCTTAACTTGATAATGTGTATTATAGTGTGTATAATTTTATATGTAACTTAATTATTGTGAGGTCAAGCTAATGAGCAGTGATGAACTGATTAAGTTATTAAAGGCAAACGGCTGGGTGCTTGTTTCTTCAAAAGGTGATCATTTCACTTTTAAGCATCCTAATTATGCAAAAATAATAACCATTACACATCCTAGAAAGGATATGAAAAAAGGTTTATTACATAGCATTTTGAAAACTGCAAACCTTAAATAACACAAAAGAAGAGATTGAAATATATCTCTTCTCTAGTGATTAGGAGTTTACATATGAAGTACTACATTGCTATAGAGCCAAAAGATGCAAATAATGAAGATTATGGTGCTATGCTTTTGGATTTTGAAGGCTGTACTGCTCAATCAGAAACTTTAGATAAGCTATTGGTTGATATTGCAGAAGCTGGAGAAGAATGGGCAAAGGTTGCAAGTGAGAATAATATAGATATTCCTCAACCTAGCGATATTGAAACTTTAAAAACAAAATATCCTAATTTAGATGATTTTGTTTTAGGTGTCGTTGATTTAGATTTATCAAAATTAACAGACAAAGTAGAAAGAATAAATATTACTTTATCATCAAAAGTGTTAAGACGTTTAGATAGGTTAGCTCAATCTATTGGAGAAACTAGATCGGGTTATATAGCTAAATTAGTTACACATAATTAACACTTTATTTGCTCAAAAAAAAGGGTACTCGCATGAGTACCCTTTTTTATTGCTTATTCGTTTTTTTTAAGAGCTTTATGCGCAAGTTACAAGCTATCTTGTACTGCTTGCAATGTTAATAGGTTTAATTTCTTATATTGTTTATGGATCTTAAATTATTTTTAATTGTAGCTACTATGTCAGCTGTCATTGGCTCCTGTTTTGGTGTCACCATTACAGCCAAGCATTACAGAGCTGAAATTGCACAACTGCAGACTGAAGCTATAAAAGCAGATCAAGAAGCTACAGTTAAGCAGCTTAATAGAGAACACTATTGGCAGGAACAACAGAGACAAGCTGACAAAGAGGCTAACAATGAACTTCAGAAGATTCAAGATAAATATGATAAAGCTTTGTCTATGCTTAATAATCGTAAATTTTCTAACAGCATGCACTCAGACAGTGGCAGTTCCAACAGAACAACATTGTCCACAAATTCCACTTCTTCCAGAGAGGCTAAAGCAACCTGTGAATGTGGACAACTTAGACAGGACAGAAAAACTCTTGCAGAGTATGTCCTTAAGCTCTCAGCTAAGTGTGATGAGATTGCAGTTGAGCGGAATGAGTTAAGTAAACGGTATCAAAGCTTAACGGAGTAAACATGAATATAACTCAAGCCTATACATTTGGATTTTGTTGTGGCTTAGGCTTTAGTTATCATAAACTCCGTAAATTAAGTTTTGATGCTTCTACAAACAATCCATATTGGATAACGACCAAGAATGGAAAGCATTTTCTTATTGACGAAGATGGTGTTATTCAAAGCGGTAGGTTTAAGAATATAAACATTGATAAGTTACATAATGCCTCTAAGGAAAAGAAAGTTAAAGGCAAAGATCAACTAACCTATTCACGAATTTTTAATACCTACAAGTACGAAGATCGTTTGCCAGACAGTGTTAAAAGTTACTTTGACAAAATATATTTAACAAAACCTACCATTAGACAATTAGAAGCACGCTCTAGTATAAAAAATGATATATCTAAAGTTAAAAACTTATATTCAGTAACAAAAGAAATAACATTAAATAATCATGGTTTAACTAAGCTACCATCGTTAACAAATGATGTTTGTAACGAGCTTAAGATTAAGCATGATAAAGATATTGTATTAACTTATCCTTCAATGTGCAGAATTCTTAATGGTCACCCTGAATTTGATAAAGAAATTTTACAAAAAGGACTTTCATTAGGTTTTTATGGAAGAGTTAATCGAACTATAGTAAAAAGCAGAACTAACAAAGATAGAATTCAGTTTACTTTACCATTAGTGGATAAAAAGATTGAAATTGCTTTTGACTTAAAAGAAAACGAAGAAAACTATGAAATTATGCATTGCGTGATTAAAAATAATTAGGATAGCCGAAGAGGAGGGGTACGAGCCATTATTAAAGATACTTCTATCTCCCCAAATATGGTTATCAGTCGCTCGAATTTCTGATGCAACTTCGGCTACGTCAAGGCAAGGCAACTCGCCCGCTATTATTATAGTTTAGCTTTTCTAATTTTTCAAAACGGTGTAATCATGCCAAAACTAAATCCAAAAGAAGAAAAGTTTTGCATTGCTTACGCTTCTAATGCAAATGCAAAACAATCTGTAATAGATGCCGGCTATTCAATGAAAGGAAATGCAGCAGGCTCTTATGGTTATAAGCTGTTACAGAAAAAACATATCAAACAGAGAATTAAAGAACTAGCTGATGAGGCTAATTCAAAACTTATTGCAGATAAAAACGAAATTCAAAAAATCTTAACCTCAATCGCTCGTGGTGAAGCTAAAGAAGAGCAGTTAATGGTAGTTAGCAATAAAGGAATGGGTGACGTTGTTCACGACTTTAAACTACCTTCTAATTTTGACCGCATCAAAGCAGCAGATCTTCTGGCTAAGATGCAAGGTGCTTACGATACTTCAACTAATGTTAACGTTTCCCCTGTAATAATCGTTGGTGAAATGCCTGATGACTACTAAAGTTTCACAATTGCTTGATATAGTTGGTCACAATTATGGCGATTGGTGGAACACAAAGAAACGTTATGTAGTCTGTAAAGGTTCAAGAGCTAGTAAGAAATCAAAAACAACCGCTTTGTGGCTTATATACCACATTGTAAAAATGCCATTAGGTAATGCACTTTGTGTAAGACGTTACCAAAACACCATCAGAGACAGTCAGTTTTCTGATCTGCAGTGGGCATGTGAACGATTTGGTATTAAGAACTACTTCACATTCAAGACCTCTCCTCTAGAGATTGTTTACAATCCTACAGGTCAAAAGATCTTGTTTCGTGGATTAGATGAAGGTCAGAAGATCACTTCTATTTCCGTGCCTAAAGGTTATCTTTGCTGGGTATGGATTGAAGAAGCATATGAGATTGTAGACGAAGAAGCTTTTAACAAGTTAGATATGTCTTTTCGTGGTCAGATGCCTGATGATTACTTCATCAGAATTATGATCACCTTTAATCCATGGTCTGAACAGTCATGGTTAAAGTCACGCTTTTTCGATGAACCTTCCGAACTTACATTTACTAAGACAACTAATTACCTCTGTAACGAGTGGTTATCTGAAGCTGATCATGCTTTATTTGAAGACATGAAAAAGCGCAATCCTCGCAGATATAAGATTGAGGGATTAGGTGATTGGGGTATTGCAGAAGGCCTTATTTATGAGAATGTAGAATGTCGAGAGTTAAACGACAGAGACTACATTGGAGCACCTCGCAGATATAAAGCTTTCTTTGGTTTAGATTTTGGTTTTACTGATCCTACAGCTTTTGTTGGTGGATTTGTTGATACTGAGAATAAAGAGATTTTTATCTGTTATGAACTGTATCTAACCAATGTTACCAATCAAGAAATAGCAAAACGCATTAAGGACGATATTGGCTTAACAGGTGAAGTTGTTTACTGTGATGCTGCAGAGCCTAAATCTATTGAAGAATTGCGTAGAGTTGGAGTTAACGCAAAGGCTGCTCCTAAAGGTCCTGATTCTGTAAATTATGGTATTCAAAAGATACAGAACTACAAGATCATCTATTCTCCTAAATGTACAAACTTTGAACATGAAATCAAAAATTACTGTTGGGAAAAGGATAGATTAGGTAAACCAACAAACAAACCTAATCATGAGTTCAGTCATTGCATGGATGCACTTCGTTATGGTCTTGTAGAGTTAAAAGACACTCAAAATAGAGTTTCAGAAGCTAATTTAAGACTGTTAAGACAAGGCAGAAGAAGGTTTTAATGTATGTCATGGTTCATTTGGTTTGTCTTTCTAGTAATTATAAGCCCTGTGATTTTAGAATTGCATAAATAAGGTATTTATCATGTTTTCACCTCTGTTATCTTTAGAGTATGCTTACAAATTCTGGTATAACTTAAGTCAGGAAGTAAAAGAACATCAGCGTGATGTTTCTAAAACATACCTTTGGTTAAATGTAGCTTTAATTGCAGGCTTAAAAGCAATGCCTGTTCATCAGGATTTGTATTACATTGCAGTTGCGATGACATTTACTTCTACAGCTTCATTGATTCTTGGTTGTATGTCGTTAAGTGGCTTATTCACAGGTTCAACTTATCTACCAATGGACAAGTTTAGAGCTTTGTATGATGAGTTAAAAGAAAATGACAAATCAGTTAAAGATATTCTTTATGACTATGACAAAGTAATTACTGATTTAAAGGTACAGATTGCACGTAGAGGATGGTTATTAAGATCCCAGTCAATCTTATCAATTATTTCATTATTTCTGTTCTTTGTCTTGCTATAAGAGGCTTATTATGAAACGAGACTGGCATTTAATGGGTGACATCTTTAATGCAATTGAAGATGACAGATTAGAGTTGCTTATCAGCAAGTATGAGTCGAATCAAAACAAGTACAGCATTCTAATGCAACACTTAGAGATGCTTATCGATGCTGATTATATCAAAGGAGTGACAATATCTCTTTCTGTTGATGGTCTGTATTCATGGGGTACAGACGTACCAAGAATTACTCTGAAAGGTTACGATTTTGCTGATATTGTCAAAGACAAATTTCTCTTAAATAAAACAATTAAAGCTATTAAAGATGCTGGCTACATGGTCACATGGGAAACATTAAAAGAATTTGCACCAATGATATTAAAAGTCGCAGTTAAGCAAATCTTTAAAAACTAAATTCAACTAATAAAAAGAAGGCACCGCAAGGTGCTTTTTTATTGCCTATGAATACTAAAGAACAAAAAGCAGAAATTAAAGAGACCAAAGCAAAGAAAAAGATCTCTCCTGAAGAGTTACTTAATCAGTTGCTTATGCCTAAAAGAACAGCTGAAGCATTTGATACCTTAGAAAAGGTTAAGAAAGCTTTCTCTTTGCCTGTAACATTAGGTTGCAAAGAAAATACACGTCTTGCAATGGATTCTGCTTTTGAAAGTATTGGCGGTTTTGATTCTATTTATCAGAGCTTACAGCAACATGCTTTTGACATGGGACAGTTCCCTGTTACTTCATTTGTAGGTTACGGAGCACTACAGCAGATTGCTCAGCAAGGTATGGTTAGAGCATGTATCTCTACTGTTGCAGATGACATGTCTAAGAAATGGATTGAATTAAAAGGTGGTGAAGATACTGATCCTGACAAGATCAGTAAACTTGATGATTTAATCAAGAACAAGTATCACCTTCAATCATTATTCCATGATGCTTTTACAACAACAGGCTACATGGGAGGTTGCTTTATCTTTATAGATACAGGTTCAGATGAACTTGATTTGCCACTAGCAATTAACAATCAGTCAGCTGAGATTGATCCTAAACATAATCTAAAGTTCATCGTGGTTGATCCTGTTAACGTCTCACCTGCCGAATACAACGCCTTTAATCCTTTAGCATCTGATTATATGAAGCCTAAGTATTGGTATGTGTTAGGTAAGAAAGTTCACAAAGACAGATTATTAAGAATTGTTGATAATGAACCTCCATTACTGCTAAAACCAAATTACAACTTCTTAGGTATTCCACAGGCTCAAATCTTATGGGATTACATTCTTCACTTTAACGAATGCAGAACTTACACAGCAAAACTGCTTCAAAAGATATCGCTACTTGTAGTTAAAACTGATATGGATGCAATTCTAAATAGTGACTCTCAAGGTATTGCTTTTTTTGACGCAAAGATGGCTATGTTAGCCCGCTACAGAGATAACGATTCAATTTTTGTGTGCGATAAAGACAGTGAAGATGTAACCAACGTTCAAACTTCAACTGCAGGATGTACAGACATCGTTAAACAAAGCTTAGAGATGATTTGTGCAATTAACCGAGTACCTGCTGTTAAGTTACTTGGCATTTCACCTTCTGGCTTTAATGCTACAGGCGAATCTGATCTTAAAAATTACTACGATCACATCTCTTCTAAACAGGAATTACACCGTGATGCAATTCAGCGTTGTATCAATGCTATTGAGCGTGCTGAATTTGGAGAGATTGATCCTTCTATTACCTTCGACTTTGTACCTCTTGATGTTGAGAACAGAGCATCACAGGCTATGACAGCTCAAACAAAAGTAGGTGCATGGGGTCAGTTACTTGATAGACAGGTTCTAAGCGCTGAAGAACTTCGTGAAGCTGTTAAGAATGATCAAGACATTGGCCTTGATTTTATCGACAGTGAAATGCCAGAAGAACTGCAACAAGCTCAAGCACAAGCAATGCAGAATGGCGAGCAGGAAGATTTTAAGACAGACGATCCATTTACACAGATGATGAATGAGGCTAAGAATGAAAAAGCTGAGAACAGCGAGAGTAATCGAGCCGAATCAGTGGCTTCTCAAAACCTTTCAAAAGAAGGTTCTGAAACTTCAAAGTGATTTTCAACGTTATGTTTTAAATCAAATCATGCTCAATCTGGACAGTGAAGCAATGCTTACAACAGATGCTTCATTGTCTAAACCTAAGACACAGGCAGAACGACAGCAATTACTAAAGCTACAGCGCAAGATACTGCGTTCAATGGCTAAAGCTGATCCTGAATGGCTTAAGAACCATATTGATGATTTTATAAATCGAAATATAGGTTCATGGGCTACAGGATTAAACAGCATTTCAAGACAGCTTTGTGACTGGTTCATACGCAATCAGGTTGCAACAGTCAGTTTTGCTCAGAAACAAGCTCTTAAAGCAGCAGGGTTTAATCTTGATTACCTGAAAAGAAAATGGACAGTACCTACCATTAAAAAACAGTTCATTTCCCCTTCTATTGCATCTCAAATGGAAGGAATGATTAAAGAGAATGCAGCTTTAATCACAAAGATTTCACTTAACGATGTACAGCGTATTTCTGATGTTGTTCAAAAAGGTCTGCTAGGTGGAGACAATCTTTCAGATCTTCGCATTGTCTTAGGTGCAACACAAGGTTTTGACAGAGCACGTGTAGAGCGTGTTGTAAGTGATCAGGTACATAAATCAAGTATACAGATACAAATCAGCAACGCAAAGGATTTAGGAATTCAATACGCTATCTGGAAACATGTACCTGGCAAATACACGTCAAGAGAAACTCACAGAGCTTTTGATGGTCAGCGCTATGACATCTCTGTAGGACTGTATGACAGTGATGTAAACAAGAATGTTTTGCCTGGTGAACTGCCTTACTGTAAGTGCGGTTTTCGTATGGCTTTACCAGAGTGGTGTCGTAACTCGTCTTAGTCGTAGTTACATCTTAACTAAGACGACTTCTAATTATAAATATAGGTCAAATCATGCCAACAAGTTTAGCTTTTGACAATTTCTCAATAGATAAAGATTCAGTAAGAACTGTGGACGACAATGGTTTTCTTCATGTTGCTGTTTCCCCTGTGACTAAAGAACAGGTAGCACCATACTATGGACATGAGATACCTAATCATGGAGAACTTGGTTTTGAATCTGATGTCATTTATCACGGTTATCGACCTGCATCAGAATTATCAAAACCTGACACTATTCAGAGTTTAAACGGCATTCCAATTCAGTTTGAGCATCACGCTGATTACGCAAATGCGCCTGCTAAAGATACTCGTATTGGTTCTACTGGCGATGATGCCAAATGGGAAGCACCTTATCTTACTAATTCACTTCATTTTCACGATGCTAAGGCAATTGACCGTATTAAAGACGGTTCAATGCGTGAACTTAGTCTTGCTTACAGATACACGCCTGTAAAAAAAGAAGGTGAGTTTGATGGTCAACATTACGATTTCGTAATGACTGATATTAATTGTAATCATGTTGCTCTCGTTGAAGAGGGCCGTGCGGGACATGATGTACTGGTGGAAGACGCACAAATCAAGGAGAAAAATACAATGGCTGATAATGCAGCAATTGAAAATGCCGAGAAGAACCTTGCACAGTCAATTCTTGACCTGCACAAGGCAAAAGAAGGCGACATGGTTGATAAGGATAATACTCCTGCAACTGACGGTAAGCTTGAAGCTTTAATTGAAGCTATCAAAGCTAATGGTGATGAAGACAAGTATAAAGACATTTTAAATTCAGCTGAAGACGATGATTTGGAAACATCAGAACCTGCTGAAGACGATGATCTTGATACTTCTGATAATGGTTCTGAACATGAAGAGCCTGTAGATGCTACTGATGATGATCTTGATGATACTGATTCAGCCAAGGATGAAGATCCTAACGATACTACTCAGGCAGAAGACGATGACGATAAGGTCATTGGCGATGCTTTAAAGCAGTGTGGATTAGATGAAGCTTCACCAGAGCTTAAGAAAGCATTCATTACAGGCTTTAAGCTTTCATCCGAAAAAGATAAGAATACAGATAAGTCATTAGGTCAGGATGCACAGATTAAAGTTGCGGTTAAGGCTGTTAACAGACAGCTAAAGCTTAAATATGCAGCTGCTAATGAGTGCAGACAAATTTTAGGTAATGTTGATGCAATGGCTTTTGACAGCGCAGGTCAGATTTACCGTGAAGCAGCTAAGAAGCTGGGCATCAGAAATTACAATCAGTTAACAGGCAAAGCAGCAAAAGCTGTAATCAGCGCATTAACTGCAACTAAGGACAAGAGAACTGTAATGGCTACTGATTCAGCTCCTACAGCAAAGAATAGTGCTATTTCAGAAATTTTAACAAATGTTCAGGTAGGAGTTTAATAAATGTCAATTTTACAGAAGACTGTCGGTCTATACCCTGCTAAAGGCTTTGAAGGTCAGCAGGTAGTTGTAGGTCAGGCGTTTTATACAGATACAAACTACTTCTCAGACGGTACCGTAAAAGCAGGTGGTTTTGCATTCTTTAATAAAGACGGTGTAGTTTCAGCTACAGCATCAGCTGATACCGAGTTGCCAATCGGTATTGTAGAACGCAACTTAACCTCAACTTTTGAATCTGTAACTGATGAAGCTACATCAGTTTATAGAGATGGTGAGACTGTAACCATTGCTTTACGTGGTCAGTACTACATTAAGGCTCCTTCTACAGGTACTACAGGCTTAAAGATTTTAATTAAGCCTACTACAGGCGCTGTATCTGTAGCTGCAACTGCAGGTACAGGTGTAGTTGATACAGGTTGGGTAGTTAAAGCAACTGACGGCAAGAAGAACTTTGCTGAAGGTGATTTAGTCATCGCTGAGAGATTCTAGGAGATAATCAATGATCGAAGATTTTGAGCTAGCTAAAGAGCGTGGTATTGTCGCTCCTTATGCAAAAGGCTTTATGGCTTATGATTCAGTAAACGGAAATATCCGTACTGATTACAACAAAACCGCAAGAATGTTAGCGCAGGATGCTGCAATTACTCCTGCTAACGTTGGAGTTCCATCAGCATTTACTGCTTACATCGATCCTAAAATTGTACAAATTCTGTTTGCAAAAACAGCTGCAACAAAGTTAGGTATTGAAGCTCAGGTTGGTAAGTGGACTGATAACTCTTATACATTCCCTGTAGAGGAGTTAGCAGGTGACGTTGAAGCTTATTCTGATTTTCAGAATGGTTCATCTGTAGATGTTAACTATGAATTCCCTGTTCGTGAGCAGTTCAGATTCCAGACTACCTTAAAATATGGTGACTTTGAAGCTGAATTAGCAGCTGCTGCAAAACTGTCACTTGTAGCAGGTAAACAGAGAGCATCAGCATCAATTATTGAAAGAGCACAGAATAAGTTCTATCTCTTTGGTGTTGAGGGTAAGGAAATCTATGGTCTGTTAAATGATCCTAATTTACCTGATTCTATTTCACCAATTTCAGCAAATGGTAAATCAACATGGGCTGATAAAAAGGCTGACTCAACAGCTGACTTTGCTAATAGAGCTTATGACGATATTGTAAAGTTAATCACTGAGTTACAGAAAAACAACGGCGGTAACATTGATGCAAATACTCCTATGATCTTAGGTATTTCCAATGCAAGAAACGCTGATCTGACAAATGCAACTCAGTTTGGTAAGACAGCTAAAGGCTTATTACTTGAGAACTATCCAAACATTCAGATTGAGGTAGTTCCTGAGTTAAGTGATACTACAGGTGAAACATTGTACTTAATTGTTCCTGAGTACAATGGCGATATTACAGCACAGCCTTCTTATTCAGAGAAGTATCGTTTAGGTCGCTTAATTCCTCATGAGTCACACTTCTCACAGAAAGCTATCGGTACTACCTTTGGTACTGTGATTAAGCGTCCTTCATTGATTGCTATCATGAAGGGTATCTAGTTTTTCAATCTCATCTCTTAAGGCGGTTTTTACCGCCTTTTTTAATTTATGGAGACTATAAAATGGCAGTTAAAAAGAAAACTGAGACAGAGAAGTTAACAGGTGCAGACGTTGTTCATATTGTTGTTTGCTTACGTCATAACCACAAGTTTGATGATATTCCTAACGGCTCAGGTGGAACAAAATCTGTAGTTTTATACGGAACAGATGCTGTTTTACGAGGTAAGAGAAAAGGCATCTTAACTGAGTCTGGTAATGGAGTACATCAGACATTATCAAGAACAGACTGGGAAGCTATTAAAGCTCTACATGGACGTGAAACCATGTTTATTGGTGCAAAAGGCTTTTTACCGAGTGTTTTTGAAATCAAAAATGAGAATGAGATGAAGTCAGATACTGTACAGGACAAGATCGCACAGACATCAGGCGGTTTTGATCCTGCTTCTCCTAAAGACGCAAAAGTTGAAGAAGCAAAAGAATAGTAATGAATGGGGAGTTTAAGCTCCCCTGTTGATTGAGGTTTTATCTGAAATGAAAGTTGAATTTGATATAGATGTTTTTAGATGCAGATATGAGCATTTGGCTGATATTTCAGATGAAGCTTTAAAAATGTGCTTTCAAGATGCCTGTGAGCTGTATGGCAATGATGACAGTTCATCATGCTTCAAGTATGAGCCTGAAAACGACATCTACACACGTAGAACGTTTTTATATGCTGTTACCTGTCATTTAGCTACATTGGAGCTGTGGAATAAAAACGGACAGCCTGGAAGAGTAACTTCTGCATCACAAGGTTCAGTAAATACAAGTTTTGATTTATTCAAGTCAAACAAAGACACCGCTGATTGGTGGAATCAGACATTGTGCGGTCAACAGGCATGGCAAATGTTAAAAGGTCGCACCAAAGGCGGTAGATTTTATGGATACAAGATAAACCACCCATTTGGGTAGTGTCGTAACTCATCCTTTAAGTCGTAACTCATCCTTTTAATCAGATGCCATTTTTTATTATAGGTCAAATATGTTTACTCCTCTTCAATTAGCATTCATGAAAGGTTTTCTTTATGCTTTAGGTCGTCAGAAAAAAAAACTAGCTCAAGATGATGCAAAGTGGATCACTGTACATCCTAACGGTCAAGGTCATAAAGGACGTCCTGCACTGATTGATACATCATCAGGTGAAGTATTAGGTGGAATGGGCGGTAAATTCAACGGTCGTCATATTTCTGCTGTTAAAAGAGGTCATGAGCAAGCTGGCGCTCAGATGAATGTTAACCGTATGAACCATAAAGCTGACATGATGAATAATCAGAAGATTGGGTTTACAAATAAAACGTCAAAAGATATTGAAAAACAAAAGATTGCTGAGCGTTCTAACGAATACATGAAACGTTACATTCAAAATTCTACTAGAGCAAACGAAGCTAAAAGTTTACAAAAAGCAGTGAAGGAAGCTTCTTTAGTCTTACAAAAAAAATCATCAATCGCAAAGCCTGATGGATACGAAGAACGCAAGAAAGCCCGTGAAGCTTCTTTAAAACGTAGAGTTGATTTAGCTCAGCAGCATGCTGACACAATGCAACGTAAAGTAGAAGAAGCAGGTAAGAAGTGGGATGACGAATGGCAACATCAAAAAGAGACCGGACGTGAGTTTGGTCAACCTAATGTAGCAGGTCGTATGAACTCAGCTCAAAATGCACTTCAAAGAAAGCAAGATGCTTACATGAATGCAAAACAAGAAGCTGAAAAAGCTCAATACAGAGCTGATAACATAAAGCATGCTGATTACAAGATTAAAGGCTCAGGTGAAAGAGCTAGAGGTGATTTACAAGATAGAATTTACGACCTGCAACAAGAAAAGAAAGGTTATACAGATGCAGTTGATGCTTTTAAAAATGTTAAGACTAAAGATGACTTTTATAAAATTGCAAAATCTTTAAATGATGCACCTGCAGGAGTAAAAAAGTGGGTTGATTACTTCAAAATGGATTACTTCGACAATCCGAAAGTATCAGATGAGAAAGCTATTAGAACCTTTAATGGAACTCTAAAGACTGAAGCTAAAAAACTTCAAACTAAAATCAATACAGCATCTAAGAGATTATCTAATTCTCAAGCTAACAGCTCTGTTTCAGCTTCAACATCTTCTTTTAATACTCGCTTAGGTGATGTTTCTTTTGCCAAGAACAACAAAGGTGAATCACTTGCGGTATTAAAGACAAACGGTGTTCCTTCAAAAGAAGATCGTGCGATGCTTAAATCAAGAAGGTTCAGATGGAATCCTGATTTAAAAGCATGGACGGTTAAAGCTACAGAAGATCAAAGTGACTTCATTAAAAACTTCATTGGTTAACTATGGTAACTCCACTAACTCAAAATATTGTTAAAGCCTACTGTCTTGGTTTTATGTTCGGTTTAGGTGTAAAAGCAAGACAGACCATGTTAACTAAAGATGAGAACATACCTGACAAAGATCTTATCTTTAGAACAGCTAAGAATGGCAAGAAAATTGCTATTAACACCAAGACTAAAGAAGTTAGTGGGCTTGGTAATGAAGCAGGCTATAGTTCAACCACAATTAAAGAGCTTTATGGAAACGAGATCACTGGTAAAAATCTTAGAAACGAAAAGGCTGTTAGTGTGCTCTTATCTATGAAACACGTACACATAAAAGATGCCTTTCATCGTGATGGTATTGGTGATATAGACCTAGTTTGGGGTAATGATAATGCAGGATTGCAACATATTATAAAAAGAAGACGTGAATGCGGTCAGGATCCTGAGAAAGCAGTTAAATACTTACCCGAGATAATAAATAAAGGTTCAATAATAAATCGCTTTAAAGTTAATGATACTCAAAAATTTTTTATTGAACATTCAATAGGTAATACTCGTTATAGACTAGTTATTAAAAAAGGTTTTACAGATAAAAATGGCATACATAACAACAGGTTTGTATTAACAAATATGGAAATTTACCCTGATAGGTTAAAGATTAAAAAACAAAGAATGTTGGTAAAGTAAGAGAACATCGCATATTTCAGACCTAGACAATGTATTACAAAGAAACAGAATTCTTTTCTAAAACTCTTACTTTAATTAAAGTATAAGATATTTTTAATAAAAAACAAAAAAAATAACATGGACGGTAGCGGGTGTGCGGCCTACTCACCATCCGGGCTCTAGGAATAAATCCTAACCGTAAGCAGGATGACCGTCTTTCTGACTTTCACTACCGTCTTGGTCGTAATTATAGGTTGCTTTTTACAAAGATACAAGCAAGAGAACATTGCCTACCACGAACCTGACTCAATGTATTACAAAGAAACGGAATTCTCTTCTTAAACTCTTACTCTACCTAATTATAGATTATTTTTTACTAATATCACATCATGCATAAGATTGAAGTTAACTTAGAACAGCTTAAATCTCTGGTTAAAAACCTTAAGACTGAATCTAGTAAGACTGTTGCTGTTGGTGTTCGTGAGATGCGTTCAGAGAGCGGTGTATCAACACAGGAATATGGCAAATACTTAGAGTTTGGCTGGGTTCAGAGAGTAACATCAAGACAGAGTGGTTATTTATCACATCAAGGTGTTCATGTTCCTGCAGGTGCTACTTTATACAATCCACCAAGACCATTTTTTAGATACACCATTGCAGATGAAGAAAAGAATTGGAAAGACTACTTTATTAAATCTCTGGTTCATTTCTCCGTAGGTGCTGATGCCTCTTTTTATGTTAAATCGCTTCAAATGGTCGGTGCGATTATGGTTCAGGATATTCAAACAACTCTTGAAAATGGTGGTTCCAGGAATAACAGGTTTCCACCTCGTTCACCTATGACAATGGCTATATATAGAGCTATTTCAGAGGGGCATTCACAAGACGGTACAGGAACATCAAGCTCGTCTCAGGCTGGTATCAGTTCAGGGTTATTAAGAGATTCAATCTCTTTTGAAATCCAATAATCACAATTTATCACAGGCTCTATATGTTAAATCTTCACAACATCGTACGAGGGGCTATCAACGCTAACCTTGCAGATGAGACCTTTACCCTCTTTCGTTCCTGTGGACAACAGAATGTAAAAGGCATTGTAAAAGCCATTTATCTGAACGGTATAGAAGTTAAAGGCAGTTTTCAGTCAGAGAATGATGCTGCATTAGATCACTCTAATCTTGCAGGTCAAAACTCACAGATCAGAAAGCTCTATTTACAATCATCAGATAAGCTAAAAGAAAAGCCTTACAGCGTATTCAGACAGCTGTCACGCAGTGGTGATTACCTAAAAGACAGTAATGGCATGTGGTGGTTTGTAATCGCTGTAGAAGAGGACTTTTCAAAAGCAGGTTGGATGTGCTTAAGAGTTCAACTTCAAGACAGAGCACCAAACCTAACTATTAAAGCTATTGAACTTACACCATCTATTCCCGTAACTCCTTCTGAAGACAAAGGCAATGAACACGATCAAGACATCAACAAATCTACAGGAAACACTCCATGAGCTGTTAAATGAGTTTTTAATTCCCTCTGTAGATGAAAACAACATCTTTTATGGTAATCAAAACAATCTAACCCTTCCTGAAGATTCAAGTGATTACGTTATCTATTCAATATTAAATATCGTAAGACACGGCACCAATGAGATCAAATATGATGCTCAAAATGAAGAAGAACATAACAAAGTTGAATATGAAGTAAGTGTGCAGATTGACTGTTACGCAGACACTTCTAACGGCTCTGACGGCTTAGATGCAATGCTAAGAGCAAGTTCAATTGATAACTTCTCACAGTCAGATGTTGTTTACGAGTTCTTAAATGCTCGTGGAATGCATATTCTATATGCTGACAGTTCAAACGACACCACTATTGTGGCTGACGATAACAACTATTTAAAACGTTGGTCAACAACTCTTCATATAGCAATGACTACAGAAACCATTTATGACAGCTTTGGCTTTACTGAAGTTGACATTAAAAACAATTTTATTATCCGTTTGTCTGAAGCTGAAAAGCAAGACCCTTCTTTGAACGTTCTAGGTATTAAGAACGTAGATTCTATTAAATAGGAGAAAAATACAATGCCAATTAGTGCAAGTAACATCGTCAGCATTGTACCTCGAATTTTAAAAGGTACAGGCTCTGATCTGGTCTTTAATGGTCTTGTTCTTTCAAAGAATTCAAGACTTGCCGTAAATGCACCAACCTCATATTCATCAGCTTCTGCTGTAGCCTCTGCATTTGGTGAAACATCAGATGAATATAAGTTTGCTCAGGTGTATTTTGGCGGTTACAAGAACAGTCAGATTAAGCCTTCTGTTCTGTATTTCTATCGTTACTGCGATACAGGTGTAGCGCCTTTTGTTAGAGGTACAGCGTTAAAACCTTCAACAGCATTAGCATCTTTAACTCAGATTTCAAATGGCGCTTTTTCTGTAACATTAACAGGCAAAATACATACAGTTTCAAGCTTAGACTTATCCTCAGCATCTTCATTATCTGAAGTAGCTGACAAGGTTCAAGAAGCTTTAAGAGATCTTGATTCTGATTCAGAAGATGCTGAGTTATCAGGTTTAACAGTTGCTTTTGATTCAGTTACTAACGCATTTACCATCACCAATGGTACATCATCATCTAATGTATCTGTTGATACTCCTACAGGTGATGTTGCTCTTGCAATGGGCTTTACCTCTGACGCATGTGTAGTATCAGAAGGATCTAACTCTACCACATTATCAGCAACCTTAAACAAGCTGACCTTAAGCTTCCAAAACTTCGTTACCTTCACCACCTTATGGGAAGCATCAGACGATGAAGCTTTAGAATTAGGCGAATGGGCTACAGCTAATGCATCTGCTGGTGTTTGTTATCTGTATGTTCTTTGGGACAGTTCTAAAGAAAATGCTGACAGTAACAGTAAATCAATTATTGCTGAAAAGTTGATTACAGAAAACATAGCAGCAACCACTGTTGTTTATGATTCATATCGTGTTGCAGCGTTTATCATGGGTGCAGCTGCTTCTATTGCCTGGGATAACAAGAACAGCACTATTACTTTTGCATTCAAGTCTCAGGATGGATTAGGTGCAAATGTATTAGATACAGACGAAGCAAATGCTCTTGAGGGACACAAAGTCAACTTCATAGGTAACTATGCAACACGTAATGACAACTTTGTCTGGTTATACTCTGGCCGTATGTTAGGTGAATGGGACTGGATTGATACTTATCTAAATTCAATCTGGTTATGTAACGCAATGCAGGTTCAGGTAATGGCAGGATTTGAAGCTGTTAGAAGAGTACCTTACACCTTACGTGGTTACGCAATGATCCGCTCATGGCTAAGAGATGTAATTAACCGTGCAAAGAATAATGGCGTAATTGAAGCAGGTGTATCTTTATCTGAAACTCAGAAGAGCTCTTTAATCGAAGAGTTAGGTGCTGATTACTCAGACGAAATCTACAATAACGGCTACTACTTACAGATTTTAGATCCTTCAGCTCAGACAAGACAGCAACGTAAATCCCCTTCTTGTAACTTGGTTTACACCTATGGTGGTGCTGTACACCGTTTAACCATGCCTTCAATTGCTGTAGTTTAGGAGAAATAAATGAAGACTATTACTAGTGCAAACGCAATCTTAATCTTAACAGTTGAAGAGCTTTACCCTTCAGGAGTACAGATTGAGAAGTTCGCATCTGATGATGCGTTCAGCTCTGATAATGTAACTATTGCTGAGGTAAGAATGGGTGTAGATGGACAGCTTGCAGCAGGTTATACCCCTGCACCTATTCCTTTTAAGATTTCATTAGAAGCTGATTCAGATTCTATTGAGTACTTAAGAAATATTGCTAACAATCAGAGATTAAATAAGACAACTTATTCAATTACAGCTTCAATCTCAATTCCTGCTTTAGGCAAAGAATTTACTTTGATTAATGGCATCCTGACAGAGGTTCCTTCAATTTTAAATGCAAAGAAAGTATTAGAGCCTACTCAGTGGGGATTTACCTTTGAAGATGTAAACGATTCAACTATTTAACTCTTTTTTCCGTAGCTAATATTGATTTTGGGGTATCAGTTTTGATGCCCTATTTTTTTTATAGGTGAGATTATTACATGAGACAGATTAAAAACATTACCATCGTTGATGGTGAAGCTCAATATAAGTTCAGATTAACTCAAATCCCTGCAATTAAGGCTGAAAAGTGGTTAATCAGAGTTGGTATTGCTCTGGCAAAAGCAGGATTACTCAACATTGATATAGAGAAACTAGGCGTATCAGGTTCAGATACTATGAGTACCATTACCAATTTAATAGCTCAAAAAGGCTTTAGTTTCTTTGGTCAGTTAGATCCTGACACTGTAGATCATCTGTTATTTGACCTTGTTAAAGAAACAGCTGTAAGAATGAATGACGAATCCATCATCAATATTACTGAAAAAGAGCTTGAAATCTTTGATGATATTAGAGCTTTATGGCAATTACAGAAAGAGGTATTTGCTGTAAATTTTTCTTCTTACAAGAACGAAAACAGCTTGAAGAAGCAAGCTTAAGTTCTGGTGGTCAAACACCTCATTTTATTCAAACACAGAACTTCTCACGCCTGTTTGCTCCTTTAATACAGGAGCATTATGCAACATTACAAGAACTAGAACAGTACTACAGCTACGAAGATGCTATGGACCTGTTAGAGTGTCTGTATGTTGCAAGAACTAACGAAAACATTGCAAATGATTTTGCAAGTAAACAGAGAACTTAAAAAATGGCAACATTAGGTGACGTACTTTTAATTAAACTCGGCTTAGATACTGGCGATATTGACAGTCAGATGAACAAAGTTGAGGAGAATGCAAAAAAGAGCACATCTAATGTTGCGCAGGCATTAGATAAAACAGCTAATAATACAGCTAATCGTATGCTTGGGCTTGTTAAGGGTATCGCAGGACCTTTAGCAGCTGCTTTCTCTGTTGGTGCAATGTTTAAATCTTACTTTGGTGGATTATCACAAGTAGCTCAGATGACAGGTGCTTACTACAAGCAGCTAGATGAGTGGCGTGAGAAGATGGCAGCATTCAACCGCTACACAAAACAGGATATTGAAGTTTATGTAAAAAGCCAAAAGGCTTTAACTAACTTTAGAATTGCTGTAGCTGATTTCTCAGCTGTTCTGATGCGTTCTTTTAATCCAATACTCTTAAAAGGAGTAGAGGCTTTAAATTCATTCTCCAAGTGGTTAGGAGAACACAAAGAAGATGCTGCAAGATTCTTTAAAATCTTAGCTGTGGTTATTACTACTGCTTTGGTGCCTGCATTTATATCTCTTGCAGGTGCAATTTTAATGAATCCTATTACGTGGATCATTGCAGGTATTGTAGCTTTAGCTCTTGTTATTGATGATCTGATAGTAAGGATAAAAGGTGGTAAATCCCTCTTTGGTACTTTCTGGGATCCTTTCATTAACTTTGGTAAAAAAGCTTATGACTTTATAACAAAGTTTTATGAACGTTTTAAAAATTCAGAAGGAGTTAATACCTTCATTGAAACATTAAAGCAGTCACTAAGATCCCTATCAAACATCTTAGAACGTGTTTTTGATGGTATTGCTTACTTTGGCATTCTTTTAGCAAAGCTGTTTGACCAAGGAAATGATGCAACATGGTTTGACGGCTTAGCACAAGCTGCAATGTTTCTTGTGAATGCTGTAGGAAGTGCTTTTAACGCAATCCTCGGTGTTGTAGAAATGGTAATGGGCGCTATTGTTGCCCTGTTTACTGGAGACACTGAGTTATTAAAACAAGGCTGGTCTGATTTCTGCAGTTCATTTAAAAATCTGTTTAAACCTGTTACAGACTGGTTAATGCATATTATCGACTACATCAAAGGTAAATTCTTAGGAATGTTTAATTATGTAGTTGAAAAAGGTAAAAGCATGATCGAGTGGGTAAAAGGTTTAAATCCTTTCTCAAACGATGATGATGAAGATAAGAAACAGAGATCAAAACCTACCACTTATGAAGGTACCGATGCTCCTATTGTGGATGATGACGTTCAAACTTCAAGTTTACCCGAGCAGAAATCTCAAACAAGAGTACTTACAAAACTTGAAGAGAAAAAGAAAGAAACAGACATTCAGAACTTAAAGAACGTAGAGAATGTTAATAACGTTGAAAATACAAAGAACAGCGTCTTAACAACCAGTAAGAATGTTGAGAATTCAAATGTAACCAACGTTAAAAATGTTGAAAACGTAAAACAGGTTCAGGCATCAGTTCAGGACAATTCTGTATCCAAGTTAAACAATGAACTTGAAAAGAGAAACAAATTTGAACGTTCTTTTAGAGCTGAGCTTGCAAGACAGAAAAAAGAACTTGCTGAAATTGACAGGTTAAGAAAGGCAGGTAAGTACAATGAAGCTAACAAACGTCTTAATACACTAAAGACAGATCAGAAAACCTTACAGGGTTTTGTTAGAACAGCTAATAATCTAAAGGTTGGTGTTGCTTCTATTCCTACACCTGAAAAAACACAACAGGTAGTTACAAACTCAAATGTAAGTAACCATACCACTAATTCAAATTCTACTTCTAATCAGAGTAAGACTGTTAACAACAATTTCACCATCAATGGAGCAACTCCTGAGATGACACGTTCTGTAATACAGACAGCTAACGGTCTTGATAACTCTTATTTAGCAGCGCAAAGCGTCTGCTATAACTAGATGATCTTTTAAGCATAGGTTAAAAAATATGGCTGATATAAAAGATGATGCTGTATTAAATTCAAGTAATTCTCACAGCTCAACAAATGGCTTTAAAGTAAGAATTATTAACGGATTAGAGAACTTTAAAAACTATCAGGACAAAGCATTAGACAGGTTGGGCTTAAAGAATATCACCTCAGGTAATATGTTTACTCAGAGTGATATTACCAAGCTGACAGCAAACCCCTATCTTAGAAACAGCCTGCGTAAACTTGATAATTTAAAGTTCTTTAAACAGGTTAACAGGTTTCAGAATTCACAGGCTTTTGCTATTGCTAAAAAGGCAGGACTGGGTTCTTTTATCAATGGCCTTTCAGGTAACAGCAATAATCAGGGACAAAAGGTAACCAGAACATGGAACATTGTGGATGATAACGGAGAGAGGGCTGTTACTTTTAATACTTTCTTTGCCATTGATGTTAAAAATGAAAGCAAAGCTATCTCCTCACCTACTGAAAACGGTTCTTTTGTTTCTTACAATAAAACTCAATCCCCTATTGAGATACAGGTTGTTTTAGGTATTAAAGGAACACCTGAAACAATCTTATCAGCTGTATCTGCGTTAATGGAATTGAGCAACAATGAAACAATAGTCAGTTTGATTACGCCTGATCAGGAATACAAATCGCTTAATCTTATCAAAATGGATTATCACAGAGACGCATCAACAGGAGTTGATTTACTCACTGTTAACTGTGGCTTTGTTGAGGTACGACAGTTTAAGAGTGAGTATACCAATACAAAGATTGCAAAACGTAAATCAAGAGGACAGACACAGAAAAAGCCTGAATCAATGCTTAACAGTGTGTTAAGTAAACCTGTTGATGATTTTAAAAAGTGGATTAGAAATTAGCTATGGAAGTTCTATCTGTTGAAGCATTACCAAATCAGGAATTTCAAATCATACTTGATGATCAAATCTGCCAAATTCACCTGTATCAGAAAGGTGATTACGTGTTTCTTGATTTGTATGTAGATGATGAAGCAATTGTTGAAGGCGCAATAGTTCAGCCTAAAACAGGCATTATTCAGTCTCCATCTAAGTTTAAAGGTCAACTTTACATTGTTGATGTAATTAACCCTGCGGATATGCCTAAGCAACCTAATTACACCGAATTGGGTGACAGATTTGAACTTGTTTATCTGACTGAAACTGAATGTAAAGATCTTGGTTTGAGGTTCTAACATGTTTGCATCTAAGATTATCTGGGGTAAAACTACCAGTGTATTAAAAAATAGTTCTTCAACCAAAACACAATCAGTAACTGAGATTAAAACCAATAAAGCTATAACCAAACAGGCATCTGCACCATCCTCTTTTAAAATCAGAAAATTGAAAGTTCAAATTACTTTAAACAAAGGAACTTTTAAAAACGGCTCTAACAGCATCATAATCTCTGATCTTGGTATGTCAGCAAACATAGAGAAATTAGGACCACCAGATTTTGGTAAAGCTTCTGTAGAAATCTATAACTTGCCTCGTGACGTCATGGAGCGTATATCAACACTTGCAATGATGCCTATGTATCACAATTACAACTACATAAACATCTATGCAGGTGATGATTACAGCGGTTATACACAGGTGTTTGCAGGAACTATAGCATCTGCTGTAGCTGACTTTAATTCACAGCCTGACATCAAAATGAAAATTGATGCTCGTATTGGTTTCTTTGGCTCTATTACTGCACAAGGTCAGAATGTTGTTAAAGGAACGCAGAGCGTTGCAAGTTTTGTTGAGAAACAAGCAAAGATTGCAGGTTTTACATTCAAGAATGAAGGCGTAACGGCATCTGTTAAAAACGCAATTTTTAGCGGTTCACCTATTGAACAGGCCAGACAGGCTTGTGAACAGGTAGGAGCAGAACTTGTTATTGATGATGACAAAATGATCTTAATCAGTAACGGCTCATCTGTAAAAGGAACTGTACCAAAGCTAACAGCCACTACAGGTTTGATTGGTTATCCTTCCATGTCTTCTAATGGTATCAGCTTTAAAGCTGTATTCAATCCTCAGTTTAAATTTGCAGGTCTTGTTGAGTTAAAAACTCTAGTCCCAAAATGCACAGGCCAATGGCGAATTACAAAATTAAGTCATAAGCTATCATCTAATTTACCTGGTGATGGTTCTTGGGAATCTACAATCACAGCCTACTATCCTCACATGAGTGGTGCTTGTGGAAGGTATGTATAATGTCTGAAATTACATCTACTAAAAAAGCCAGTACTCAGAGTATGTATGCTCCGTTAAGCCCTTTTAATGCTGAGGAGTATCACATACGTACACTAATTGATAAAGTTGTATTTACAGGTTTTTTAGCTAAGATTGAGAGCTGTTCCTCTTCTGGCGAAGGTGGTACTAAAACTGTTATTGCAACACCTTTAATTGCTCAAACCGATGCAGAAGGCAACGCACTTGCAACACCTTCTTATCAGGAGTTACCCCACTACAGATTTCAAGCTGGTATTGCTGCTGTCATTATGGATCCTGAACCCAATGATATTGGCGTGTTCTTATGCATGAAGGCTGATGTATCAAACATCAACAGCACCACGACTGCTACTTCAAGACCTGCAAGCTTCAGAAAGTTCAATCCTGCCGATGCAATCATGGTAGCAACCATTCATACTAAAGATCCTAAAGTATGGGTACATTTAAAACAGGATAAAACAATCGTTCTGCACGCTCCTGAGGGGTACACAGTAGAAACAGATGAGTATGTACACATTAAATGTAAGACATGCACTGTAGAAGCTTCTGACAGTGTTACGGTCAACACTAAAACAGCTACTATCAATGCTCCTACAATCATTCTAAACGGTAATGTGCAGGTTACAGGAACTTTAGTATCAGGTACTCAAGGCGGAGGAACAGCTACTTTCAACGGCAATATTATTTCTCAAAAAGATGTTATTGCTTCTGGCACTTCATTACATACCCACACTCACAATGGTGTTTATCCTGGCAGTGGCAATACAGGAACGCCAAACTGATGAATACAGAACAAGCTTTTAAACTTGGTGTAGCTTACAGATTAGGTATGCTTTACGCTAATTTCTTAACCTGTGATTCAAACACTAATAATCCTTATTGGGTAACCATTAAAAATGGTATTCATCTTTTAATTGAAGAAAACGGTAATATATTAAACGGTCATTTTAAAGGTCAAAATATAGATCATATCTATAAAAACAAACCTATAAATGAAAAGAAAGTAAAGCAAAGAAAATCACAAACTACACCAAGAGCTGAAATTTATAACAACTATGGAGATGAATGTAAAACAGCTTTAAAAGGTAGTGATGCAATAAAATTGCTTTTATCTAAAAAGTCAGGTTATCTAAAAGCATTATATAAAGATCCTATACTAGGTAAAATTGATCTTGCTTATGGATCAGATACTTTTGGATTAAAACACTTTGTAGCTCGCAGATTAGATGATGGTTATTCTTTGAATACAACTTTTGATCAAATGAATGATTGTATGTTGCAAGGCAAATTATACAAAGGAAAAGACGGAACTTATACAAAAACAAATTATCCAAAAGGAAACTTTGGAGTAATTATCTTGAAAGATTTTAAAGGTAACAATAAGATAAACGCTATCTTGACTGTAAGACCAATCAAGGAAAAAGACTTTAAAAGATTAAAAGAAATAAAAGGGTAAGCGCATTAAGGAAACACTACAAGTAGCCGGGTGTTGAATCGAGTAATGTTTTAGGGTTAACCCATCATCCAACCTTAACGACTTAGTTAAAAAAAACTTACCCTTTTCTCTTTAAAAGCAATTATAACAGCTTTTCCTCAAAGAAAAGCTAAGTAAGTCATGAGACAACTTTATATTTTCTTATAAGAAAATATTGTAATTTTCACAACCGAAGGAAGGATGAGTCTAAAGTTAAAGTTCCACCTTGTTCTTTAACATCATGGCTTACTTAATAAGCGGTAGAGTATTTAATCTTTATTGAAAAAGTTTTGCTTATTTTCAAAGAAGATAACTCTGAAGCTAAAAAATACTTTCTTAGCATTACCGCTTACATAACTAAAAGAATTAAGCGGTAAGAGCCTTTCATCGTTTCTAGAAGGACGATGCTGTTTCTACGGAGGAGGATAGCTCTGAAGTTAAAGGTCCTACTCAACTCTTTAACATTACCGCTTAATTAAGCAAAAAAAAGAAAGCGTGTTAAGGAAACACTACAAGTATCAGGGTGTCGCATCGAGTAGCATTTTAGGGGTGACCCATTGTCCAACCTTAACAACTGTCTAGAAAAAAAATTAACTTACTTTTCTTGCAACCTAAGTTAAGAATAATTCATTAATCACCAATTTTCAAGGTTCTCAATATGCACTCTCTATTCTTAGATCCTGATAAATGGGATTTGTTTGTCGATAAAAATGGCAAGATAGCTAACTGCTATGCTGAATATGCCATAGCTCAAAACGTTGCTAATGCTTGCAGATTGTTTATCAAAGATGCTTATTACGATGAAGATCGTGGTATTCCTCACTTTGCTCTTGAGTTAAAAGAACAGCCTTCAATAGATATTCTAAAAAACAGATTAAGAGATGCTGCGCTTGAAGTTGAAGGAGTTGCAGACGCTCAGGTTAACCAGCTGACTACTGAAGGCAGAATGTTAGTTTGCCAAATGTTAATTCAATTAAACGATGGGACAATGATAAATGTTGCAATTTGATAGTTCAAAAGGTTTTACAGTTTCAGAAGTTGAGGACATACGTTCTGAGGTAGCATCTCAATGGAAAGAGGCTTTTAAAGAAGACAATACACCTGAGCTTAATACAGAGCCTGAGACACCGGCAGGACAGTTAATTGATTCTCAAACTGCTGCAATTTCACAAAAAGATGCTGAAATTGCTTTTCTTGCCAATCAATTTAACCCTTTGACAGCTTCAGGCAAATTTCAGGATGCATTAGGCAAGATTTACTTTTTAACCAGACATGCAGCTGTTAACTCTACCTGTGTTTGTACCTGTAAAGGTAGAGAAAACACTTTTATTCCTAAAGGCTCACTTATTCAATCTGAGGTTACTGGCATTAAATGGGAGTTAATGAACAACGTCACTATTAAGAGTAATGGTTCTGTTGATGCTCAGTTTAAATGTTCTGAAACAGGACCTGTTGAAGCAGGTGCAGATACATTAACAAACATTGTAACTACTGTTGCAGGCTGGGATAGTGTAACTAACAATGCCAGTGCTTCTGTAGGTTCTTATGAAGAATCACAATCAGCATTTGAAACTCGAAGATACAACTCTGTAGCGTTAAATTCACGAGGCACAAATGGAGCTATCTACTCTCGAATATCTCAATGCGATGGTGTTTTATCCTGTTACATCGACAGTAATAGAACCAATGTAATTAAGAAAGTAGACGGCTACAGTATCAAACCTCACAGTGTATTCATTGCTGTGATAGGCGGTAATGATCAGGACATTGCCAGAGCTATCTATGAGACGGTATCTGCTGGATGCGATTACAACGGCAATACTTCTGTAAAAGTAAAAGATGAATACACTGGAGCTACAGAAGATGTAACCTTCTTAAGACCTGAGAAATTGCAGATTTACATTAAAGTTCTTTTAAAAGACAAAGAGACTTTGCCAAATCAGTACGAGACACTTATTAAAGATGCTATTTACAACAACTTCTATGGTCTAGAAGATAATCTTATTGCTAATGAACCGCTGTTAAGAGTGGGAATGAACGAAGATATTTATGCAAGTCGATTCATCATTTCAACATTAAACAACAATATCAATAACATCATGAACATATCTATTTCATCTGATGGTACAAACTTCGAGAACATGATCCACACTCCATGTAACCGTGAACCAGTATTGTTAAAAAACAACATCATTTTGGAATTTGTTGATGAGAAGGAGGAATAAGTGTCAGAGTTTCATATCGATGCAACTATACAATCACAGTATTCAGCATCAAAACATATTTGTAACTTAGTTAACGCTTTTTTGGAATCAATCAACCCCGAAGCTGACATCGAACTGATTTACAACAAGATGATTAACCCTCTTACAGCAGAAGGCATAGGGCTTGATGTCTGGGGAAGAATTGTTGCAGCTGGTCGCACCTTTTTAGCTAAAGACGAATCACTTCCATATTTTGGCTTTGATCCTGTGAAGTTAAAAAATGAGCGAGTAGCTGATTTTAATCATGCTCCTTTTTATACGGAAGTTAACGGTCAGCTAAGATTAAGCGATGAAGCTTATAGAACTTACATTTTCGTTAAAGCTATGATTAATATTGGAAACAGTTCTTTGGCAGATCTTAACAAAATGCTGCATACAATGTTTCCTAAAGCTGATATACAAATTCTTCATATCAGTACCATGACATTACGCCTTTTAATGCGTTCTAACGTTGCCAGTGCTGACATAGCAGCGCTTTTAAACTTACCATGGCTGCCTACAGGTGTTGGTCTTGAGTTTTATCAGGTGATCACCCCTACATTTGGCTTTAAAGGTTCAAACTTAAAGAACTTCGGTAATTCAACATTTTCTACTTACTCTCGTGAGGATATAGCATGAGTAAACAACCTCAAATTTGGAAACAACCTTTAGGAGACAATGCCGATAAAAACGACATTTTGGATGAAAATTTAGAAGCCGGCTTTGTTGATCAAAAAACACTGTTCAGATCAATCTTTGAAGTTCCGTTAAAAGCCGGTGGTATGGCTCCTAAGAGAAGAGATTTTAATGGATTGTTTAACCTGATTGGACAATCCATTTTTTATGCCATGAACGGTGGTGTATGGGAGTACAACACATCTGTAGATTATGACTTAGGATCATTTATTAAATACAATAATGAACTGTATTTATGTATAAAAAAGAATGGTCCTTCTGCATCTATAATTAAAGCTCCTACAGACAGCTCATACTGGTGTAAATTTGCCACAGTACAGGATCTAACCCGCTATTTACCTCTTACAGGCGGTAATATTACAGGTAATCTTACTGTTCAATCTAAGCATGTTGTTCGTTCTGTTAATAACTTCAACGCTGACAGTAAAGGCAATGTTTCTATCACAAAAGTTAACGCTTCAAATAACTCTGATCATGCAACAGAAGCAGATCATGCAACTTTAGCAGATAGAGCCTATCCAAAGCGTTCTGATGGTACAAATATCAATGTAATATGGAGTGGACAGGCAAATCAGCCTTCATGGCTTTTAGGTAGTAACAATGGTGTAGATTTCTATGTTTGGGATCCTTATAACTTTAGCGTTAATTACGCCAAATCAAGTGGTTCAGCTGAAAAGGCAAAACAAAATGCTGATGGTTTAAATCTTGACAATACCATTGTTAAAAACATCAGTATCTCAGGTAGAACCATTACTGTTACAAAATTAGATGGTTCCAGATACACACTTACCACTCAAGACACAAACACAACCTACAGTAAGTTATCACAGTTTCAAAATGACTGTGGATATATCACATCTAATAACAGAGCTTATCCTCGTGAAGTAGGAGGCGGTGATATTAACTTTAACTGGAGTGGTAGAGATGGTCAACCTACATGGCTATGGGGCGGAAATGACGGCACAAACATGTATGTTTACAACCCTGCTAATTTCTCAGTCAATTACGCTAATTCATCATGGTTAAGTACACGTGCTGTTCAGGACAGTGATGGTTTGCAGATCAATACTACTTATCTAAAAAAAGCTGATGCAGGTAAGGTTACTTTAAGAGCTACAAGAAACTGTGACGGCAACTGGAGTATTACAGGATTAACTGTTGGTAAACCCTTATATATCACACATTCGGGTGGTCATTCATGCCATATACAAGTTCTTTCGGGCACAAATGACTTTGTAGGACATGCTTATAACATTGGCGCTGTGTACTATTATTTAGTGGTTCAGAGTTCATCAGGCGCATATATTTATATTCCGACCTCTTCAACTGTTACTTTTAATATTACTAATGCATCAGATGACGGTGATGTTTTACGAGCCTACCAATAGGATTATTTTATGATTAAAGTTTTTATCTTAAACGGCGAATGCATCAATGTAGACAACAAAACAGATGCAAGACGACTAGTCAAAGAAGGAGCCAAAGAGGTTACTGACTTATCAATCTTTGGTGATCATGTTAAGGACGTTTGCCCTGCTAATACAAAAGTTAACGCAGATGGTTCTATTACTTTTACACCTCCTACTGATGAAGCTGTAAAACAAAAAGAAATTCAAAAAGAGATCTTAACCAAAGATAACAGAATTGCAGAGATCAAAGAAGAACTTGTAACAGCTTATCTTTTAGATGACAAAAATACTTTAGAGGCTTTAAAGACTGAGTATAAGGAGCTTATAAATGAAGAAGTGTAAGTATTGTCTAGCGCCTTTGGATAGTAAAGGTTATTGCTCAAAACCGTGCAAGTTAGGAGCGAAGCTAAAAAGAATTGCTGAATTAAATCAGAAGAGCGGGAAATAAAAATCCCGCTTTTTTTATATCTACATATTTCCAAAAGGTTTATAAAACATGAATAAACAGCCTCAAATTTGGACAAGACCATTAGGCGAAAATGCCGATGTAAACAAGATTGAAGATGACGTTGCAGTTGATTCAGGTAACATATCTTTTTCAAAACTGTTTGGCAAAATAACAGCTGTACCACTTGAAGAAGGCGGTATTGCTCCTGAGCGTGAAGATTTTAATGCTCTGTTTAAGTTATTAGGCGAAGTTGCATACTACTTCATGCATGGTGGTATTTATAACTATGCAAATAATATTGATTATGAAGTAGGATCTTTTGTTCGTTATAACAATGAACTTTACGTTTGTGTTACTGACAATGGACCTTCAACCACAATAAAAGCTCCTACAGATTTAAGTTATTGGGTTAATGTTAAAAATGCACAAAAACTCACCACCGCTCGTACTATTAACATTCAGGATGCAAGTGGAGACAATACAGGTACAGGTATTGATTTTGACGGTACAAAAAATGGCATTATAAAACTGCCTCAAACTATAAAAGGAAACCTTGATGGTAAGGCAACATCAGCTGAAGAGGCTGACAGCGCAAAGATCGCTGACAGTGCCAAAGAATGTAGTGGTAACAGTGCCAGTGCGACAAAAGCAACACAGGACGGTGCAGGACAGCAAATCAATACTACTTACATCAAGTCTTTGTCTGTAAACGGTTGTACAATTACTTATACAAAAGGCGACGGTACAACAGGCACTATTACAACTCAGGATACTAATACAACCTATTCAAACATGAAAGGAGCGACCACTAGTGCTAACGGTTCAGCAGGCTTAGTGCCAGCACCCGCAACAGGCGCAGCAAATCGCTATCTAAGATGTGACGGTCAATGGGTTGTGCCTAATACAGGCACTACATACAGTAAGTTAAGTCAGTTCACTAATGATTCAGGATTTATCACAAAGTCAGGCAGTTGTGCCAGTGCGACAAAAGCAACACAGGACGGCGACGGAGCAACCATAACATCAACTTATGTAAAGTTAGCATCAGCTCAAACTATTTCAGCGCAACATAATTTTTCAGCAGGTGTAAAAATCGGCGGTTGTTTAATTACAGTAGGTTAATATGGCACGCATAAAATTTAATGTAAATGGAACAACTTATTCTACATGGAATAATACAAGCAGAGTAACTACACCTAGCCTTATTCTTAATGACAATGGCACAGTAAGATATACACCTTTGTTTGCTGTAAATAATGGTGCAGAGGCTACATTAGATAATCATTGGTATTACAGATGCGGTGCTTTGGCTGTTACACATAACAATACTAAGTACCATGTAGCAATCAGTCGAAGATATACAAACGTTTTGTCAGGAACTATCAGTACAACTATTACACACAGCGGTAAAACAGGTACAACTACAACAACTACAAGTAAAACTGTTACACCGTCAGGCACTCATTATTTTGGCTATCACAATATTGGTCCCGGCAGTAGCAACGTTCACGCTGATGTCACCGTCAATTACGGTGTAACTTTTTTACAAACACCCGCAATTTACATTCAATCTGGCGGAACACTTGTAAGCGCAGGCACAAGCTCATGTGTAATCAGAGTATATAGTTCAGTTGTCAATTCGGGAACATCTATCGCATACATGGATGCTGGCTCCGTGAATTACCTGCTAATCGTTGCAGGTAATGTAGCTACAACAACTACAACCTATCCAGATGAAACAAAATCAGCTGTTGCACAAGGTAATTTCAATTATGGTGTAACTTATCCTAGCGTACCTAATTTATGGACGGATGGCTCTGGTATTGCTGTGTATAACAACAACGGTAACGCATCATGTCACGTATCTAAAACATTAAGCGGTACTGTTGCTTTTGGTAAATCAGCTACTTTATCTCATAATTTCGCAGTAGGTTTTAACGGTGATTTTGGATTAGGCTAATGGAACAGTGGAAATTTTGGAAGTGTCTCCCTATTGTAAAAGTTTCTGACAAAGGAAAAGTTTACGATTGTAAAAGAAATACTCTTTGTGAAACGGAAGCGATTGGCGGTCATATCTACGTTTGGATTGACGTATTAGGCATCAAAAGATATTTGTTAGCGCAAGTAGTTGCTGACACTTGGCTTGATAACCCTAACAATTATCATCTTATCAAGCATAAAGACGGAAACAATCTGAATAATTGTGTTTCTAACTTAGAGTTTGTAGAAACAATGGAAGATACAATCAATCATAAAGACGACAAAAAAAATATTGAACGTTGGAAAGAAAAGATGAAAAGACAACATCAAGCATTTAGGAGCTTATAATGATTTATACAATAAGTTTAAAAGAAAATAAGATTGAAAAGAAAGATGAAATTTTTTACTTTGAAATGGCACAATCTTATGAACTTACAGATTTAGGCATAAACAAAATCATCTATAACGATGATACAGACGAATACAAGTACTTTGACAATACAAACAAAGAGCTTGATATAGAGCTTAACGAGTATCAAAAAACAGTACGAGATACAATCTTAACTACATTCCATTCTCTTTTTGATGCTGATGCTTTAAACCGCTTAAAGCAAAGAAAGATTTACGATCTGAAAACTCAATGTACTTTTAATGATTATTGCGATATTAACTGCAACTTCTTTTGCAGTTTTGGTTTGTTGTTACCAGGTGATAAGCAACATATAGACATGTACAAAAGTTTATTGAATTACACTGATACAAATCTTGTTATCACTGATATGAATGGTGACAAACAGGAAGTTACAAAAGAGCAGCTTAACACCATTATTGAAGAGTGTCTTATCAATCTTGAATACTTGCAAAAACAGCAACAACAGGCAATTATAGAGATTGCTTCTTTTAACAGTGAAGAGAGTGTCACAAACTACAATGCGGTGATCTCCCCTTTCAACTTCTTCAGTTCTGGAGATCAATCTGAGATTGAAGATTTAAGAGTTAAAGTAAAGAACGAACTTATGTATCCTCAAGTCTTATCAGACGGTTTACTTGAATTGTCAGATCAATATGAAACATCCAATACAGAAAATCAGGATGCAATTATTGAATTGTCAGATTTAGTTTGTGAATTACAGGAAGAAGTTAAACAATTAAAGGCAAAACTAGGAGCTTAAAATGAATACTTTATATTATCGTTATGTAATTATGGGAAAGCGTACTGTTGATAGTATCCCCGCATCAAGACGTGAAGCTGTAAAAGAAATGCTAATCAAAAATGGTTACACAATAAATGATGACGGCACAGTATCTAAGTCGTAACTCATTCTAAGAATGACAAAGCCTCTGTAATAGAGGCTTTATAATAACTAATTAACTTTGTCAGTAATACCAATATCTCGTAATAGCTTTTGAGCAAAATGTTTATCAGCTAAATGTGTAGGAATTTGAACACGACCTGTTAGTCTCCCATGAGCGTCTTGTTTAATCCAAATTTCATGGGAGCCTTTACCGTTACGATAATATCTGTAACCATGTTCTTTTAAGATCTCAATGACAATTTTGTAATAACCGTTCATTAAGAAAGTGCACCTATAATAATCCCATTAGGAGAGATTTTTGGATGATCCTTTTCGTCATCTACTCCATAAAGGTCAAGTCTTACTAGATCGTAAGCTCCACTTTCAATAGCTTCGATTACTTCTTGAACAGTTTTACCCTCTGCATTAAGCCCTTTAATATCAGGACTACAGCCATAAATTAACCCTGTTTCTTTTGATCTAAAAATATCATAGCGATATGATAAGGTTACACCAAACAATTTATATATTTGTTTCCAAAATGGAAGACCTATTCTATATTTCATATCTCTTCTCCAACAATTTTCTAATGTGTAATATTACATTCTCAAAACTCTTTGGTAAATATAGAAAAATTTAACTATTTGATTTAGGACACTATAAAAGGAGTTTCTTAAGAAAAAAAAGACCAATCATGCATGATTGGTGTGATTATGTTGATCACTGCAGGGCAGAAGCTCATAAAAAGATAAAAGCAGAATTGGAGCTTAAGAATAGCTAAGCGCCAAAATTTAGAGATTTTGGAGCTTAATTTTATATTGCCGTTGCAACAACCTAAATTTATAGTGAAATAAAATTGCATTTTTTTTAATTTCCTGACAAAACTATCAGAAGAATATGTAGAAATTGATATACTGTAATATATAATGTGTTGCTTTTTATTTATTACTTTTTTTAATATGCACTGTTTACAGTAGGCAAAAAAAAATGAAACAAAAAAATAATAAAACCAAAAAACAAAAAGAACTTGAGGCAAGAGTAAAAGCATCTGGTCTTAGACTCATAGGACAAGATATGAGTTTTCTCAATTATGGTTTTTCACAATTTGAAGACCCATTTAAACAGAAAAATACTGTAGATGGCCAAATAATGACCAATAGTATTCTAAGTATTTTATAGGAGTTATGTAATGCCAAGTTGGGGAGAAATTCAACAACAGATATATACATCAAGCCCTTATGATCTGCTTAGAAGTAAGTACGTTAATCAAATATCAGATAAAACCGGAAGGAACGTTATTATCTATTATTCTGGATGGCTGCAAAAACCAAGTTTATCAAGTCCATCTTTCGGTATATCAGACGATGATAAAAACGGCTTTATGATCAGTTGTCATGGATTGGATCGTAGCAAAGGACTAGATCTTATTCTTCACACACCAGGTGGATGTGTAGCGGCAACAGAATCATTAATTGATTATCTTTATTCAATGTTTGAAGGTGATATAAGAGCAATAATCCCTCAATTATCTATGTCAGGAGGAACTCTTCTAGCAGTTTCTTGTAAAGAAATTATTATGGGAAGAGAGTCTAGTTTGGGTCCAGTTGACCCTCAATTTGGACA